ACATTAGCAGCCGGGGTGGTAGAAATGTTGCTAGAGAGTTGGGGATGGGTGGAACCGTTCAAATACCAGCGAATTTTACAGAAGCAAGTAACAGGTTAAGAAGTGTTGGTATTGACCCTGCAAGAAGGTTGCTAATTGATGCCGTTACGTCACAGGACGACACTTTATTAAAAGCCTTGCTGGTTCTCCCTGGGAAAAATGACTTAAAGGCTGCAAATAGAATAAACGCTTGGGCTATAGGCGTTTTACATGAGTATGGGATTCATAGTCTTTATTCGCTTGCCGATACGCCAGCGCAACAAGACACACAATCACAAACAGAAACGCAACCGGGGATGTAAGTGCTAATAAAATTAGTAGTGCTACCTCTACAGTTCTAAATAAGGCTCTAAACATATGGCATTCCCTATACTTGGTAACCCGAAAGCCGGGTTCTTAAATTCCCTTCAAGCCCCTGCTTCTGGCTGGAAGATCAGCGTACTTAATCCTGCTGATGATACAGAGAAAAACAGTTACCCGACAGCCGACGATGCGGATGCTGCAACGAATGCTAACACAAACCCTATTATCTTAGATTCCAGGGGCGAAGTGCCTACGGGATTGTGGGGTGTAGATGGTCAAGAGTACAAAATTGTTCTAAAAGACGAAAACAACAATACGATATGGACCGCTGACGATGTTGGCTTAACCAATGCCGCAGATGTTACATATACACCATCCTATACAGGGGCTGCTTCTCGGACCATAAAATCAAAACTAGACGAAATGGTGTCTGTCACCGACTTCGGTGCTGTTGGTGACGGTGTAACTGATGATACCGTAGCATTACAAGCGGCTTTAGATGCAAAGATTCCTGTTTATATTCCGCCTGGCCCATACAAAACGACAAGCGAACTGGTTTTAAGTGACGGTTCAAATCTTTACGGCCCCGCTCCAATGTCGGGCGCTCGTTCTGCAACTGGAATGACTTACGATACAGATCGCCATGCTGTAATTCTGTACGCTGGTGCTGGCGGCAGCAACTCTTGTGTTGTGCGGGCGTCTGAAACGGCTGTAGGGGTACAGATAACAGACATTACGCCGCAAGAAACGCAGGATCTTTTTGATGCTCGATTTGAAAACATCGTTATTGATGGCGCAGGATTGGCTGAATATGGTCTATATTGCTACAGATTAATAAATTGCTATGGGATTAACAGCGTCACAGCAACCAGATGCAAGGAATATGGTTTGTTCTTGTGTGGCAGTTTTACTAATACCTTCCGAAATTGGAACGCTTACGCAAACGAGAAAAACGGCATAGGTTTAGGCGAAGATATATTTTCGTTCACTGCTGGTGAAGATCATATTAACGCCAATTTGTTTATGAACTTTGTTGCGAGAAACAACGGAACTTCTGAAACATACAACCAGACCACCAACCCCACAGAAGGGCATGGTATGGTCATACAACCCAACCGTGGCAATACGTTCATCAATTTTGTATCAGAGGGGAATGACGGGGCTGGTATTTTTCTAACCAACAACGACCAAAACATAGGTGGCCCTAATAAGTTTATTGGTGGATACCTTGAAGCAAATATGGCTGATGTTGTTGCTGACACTCGTGGAACGGCTGCTTATTCTCTAATTGTTAATCTTTGGGAAGATATGGAGAACTGCGAGTTCGATGGCATGTACTTTAATGGTACAAATGATATTTGGATTTACAGAACAGCACCGACTCCGGCTAACAGGGACTCATTTTTAACTTTTAAAAATTGTAATTCCCAAGAGGCATCTTTAGACATTAACTCAGACACACCCGCGTTTAAGGTCGAAAACTTTTCCCCTACGCCTGTTTATACAGATGAGCAGCCAGATGTTTTCGAGGTTTCGTTTACCACTGCTGGGGCGTCACTTGTTGCAATTGGCTCTAATATTCCCGTTTTTCGCACGATACATCTAAGCAGCACGTCTGCCTCTAGTACGGGCGCATTGGGGTTGGGTGATGGCAAAGAGGGTGACAGAACAACAATCATAATGATTGCTGACGCTGGTACTTCTGGTGTTATTACTCATAACGGTTCTACGGTAAACCTCGGCAATGCCTCCACAATCACATTTGACGATGTTGGAGACAGTGCCGAGATGTTATTCACTAACGGCAGTTGGCACTTTTTAGGTGGCACGGCTACTGTGGCGTAATCACTTACCCCCGCACTCTTTAGCAACCCGCTCAACAATTATTAGAATTTTTATTGGTTGCTCCCGCTTGTGCGCTAAACAGCAGCGCGGTTATTAGTACGATTGTTTTCATTATTTCCCTACAGTTGTTAAGTGATACAGCCCACACTCGCACCGATAGGGTTTAAGTGTTTTATTTTTACTAGCCGCCTTTTTAGCCGCCTTTATCGACATATAAGTGCGTTTAAACGGTGTTTTGCATGGCTCGCCGGTAACGGTGATAGAGTTTGCTTTTATGGCAATCAATCTCCGTTGGCCGGTGAACTTAGTTTGGTGTTTCATCCCACTAAATCCGGTAAAGCCATCCCCACCAAAAACCCCGCTACAAACATCAGCCAAAGTGCTGTCCTGGTATACCGGGCTACGTTATCTCTCCATCTGCGGCCAACGTTGTTACGCCGACCTGTGATTGGTGGTATTGGTTTCATATCCTCACCTCATTGTCATTTCGGCACGTTTAGTACTTTCTAGTGTGCGCCACGCCTCAAACCACGCCTTTGCAGCCTCATACTCTACTGCCGCTACACCAGCGCCCGATTCTGCCTGTTCTGCTTCCTCACACGCTTTGATGTAGTCCTCATGTACCAAAGCCTTGTTTTCGGCCTTGCCTAGCGTGTCTCCCTGGTTGACGTAGTGAACTACCCACTTTGCACGAACCTGCTTTCTAAGCCTGTCCTTTGTCGTGTACAGCGCGGCTGTTCTAGCCTTTTCAACGCCTTTTTCTACTAGGCTTTCATGTAGTTTTGTCGGGTTCATTTCACCCTCAATTTATTCAATTCTTGAATTTTTTCGTCTAATTCAATTAGAAAGGTTTGCACCTCTACGCTTATTTCCTCAATTAACTTGTCGTTACGGTTAACGCGCTCGGTGTAGTATTGCAATTCTTCCGGCATACGTGGATCGAACGAAACGAAGTCGCACCACAGCCTTTCTGTGCAAGCCATCTGCCATTGCATTTGCAAATAGTATTTTCTATCTATTTTTTTGTTTACCAGTGTTTCTATATGGGTGGCTGTCATAGGCGCTTTTATTTCAACCAATCCATCGCTATCTATTAATCCGTCAGGGCTTGCGCCTGTCATTTCTATGCTTGGGTGATCCACAAAAGCAACCTCAGTAACCAACTTCCCGGTAACCGCTTCGTGCGCTTTCCTTGCGAGATGTTCATTTTCTACGCCCCACAACATTGCCGCGCTCAAAAACCCTTCTGGTGTTTCTCCTGTTAATCTTTCTACAATTAATTGGGCCATGTATTTTTTACGTCCCGCGCCATAACCACTTTTGGTCTTAGCCATCACATCAGATATGCGTGAGGCCGTGACTTTACCTACTCTCAGTTGCTTCCACTCCTCACTTCCCTGAATTATTTGTTCTGACATTTAACTCTCTCGTAATATTGTTTCATTGCTTGTTTGCGGCATGACCTACATTGACGCCTACCTTTTGGCGTTACATATAAGTTATCCCCGCTTAATGCGTGGCCTCGCTTACAGTTTTTCTGTCTAGATTGCCTGGCCGCTGGAGAGAATCCGCGAATTACGTTTTCTTTGCGGGTTACAGGTTCCAAATGATCTGGATTAACACAATCACGCTGTCGACAAAGATGGTCTAAAACCATGTCGCCTGGAATATCTCCTACAATTTCTTGGTATGCGTATCTGTGCGCACCAATCCTTACACCGTTGCGTCCGCCATAATTAAATTGACCATATCCGTTGCGCTTGTGCCCGACCCACATCCAACAGTCCGTTATGTGGTTTTTATCGACCTTAGACCAGAATCGTTCTTTCGTTGTGGGTCGCATTGCCGCTAGCACTTCTCGGCCAATCGCCAAATCTTTTCTGCTGTTAGGGTTCATGCCAATGCCTTTTTCATCTCGTCTTTCACATTCTCCAGCGCCGCTCGATTGTCTGCTGAAAGATCTTTCCAAAACTCACCTAACTCGCTCAAGGTCGCACATGCTCTCATGCCTTCCGATAGGAATTGCTGTGCTTCTGATAGTTCAGCACCAGGCATATTCACTACCTCAGTTTCACCCTTCTTAGCCGCGTCAGGGTCTTCTTGTGTAATTCCAGCCAAGGCAGTAAGCATGTATCGACGTGAGTACGTGATAATCACACCGATACCCTGAGCCAAAGATAAGTTTTTAGGTTTCTCAGCAGGCATAACCAACGTGTCCTCTAGCCACTGTCCTGATTGATGGCAGAGTCTGGTTGTAACGGCAATGCCCCCGTCTTTGTTATGGGGTAACTGTATTACACTTAGTCCATGCTTTGAGAATACAGGTCTGATAATGCCTAGCACCTGTGCAAGATCAGCGTAGTTGTATCCATAACCCGTCTTATTCTTTTCTGCATCTTCAAGTTCGCCTTGAGCAGCAGCCAAGGCCGTAGCCAGTTCGTTTATGTTTTCTGATGTATTCATTCTTCATTCCCTCTATCGTCTATGTATCCGGTGTAATCCTCGCAAACCCAATCGCACTCTTCGCAGTACAGTTTTTCCTCTTCTGGCGGTTCGTACTGCGACCCTGGAAAGGGCTTGTCGTATGTCAATTCAGACCCGCACTCAGGGCAGGGTTTTATGAGTAGCACTTTCAATAATTCCTCAATCAAATCAGCGGCCTGCTCCCCTAAACTTGTAGGGAATCCATCGGAGGGTGGCTCTGTTATTCTTGCGTTCCTAAGCCTGTAAACTAAATCAGTTTCCCAGGGACGTTCATGCTTATCGCTCATTATCCATCTCCCTTGCCAACCTAACTATTTCCGCCACATCACCCTCGATGGTTCCAGACCAATCCCTTACATCTGAAACCAAATCTTTTAGCGCGTTTTCTGCGTCCAACAGCGGAAGTCGCATAGCCCGATTTATCCGCTCACTACGCAACTGCAACCCCAAATCTATGTGCTTATAATTTGTCAGCAATCTAAGCGCGATTCTGAGCCGTTCTAACCTAGCCATACATTCACCAAGGTCAGCCTCAAACATGGCTTCTTGCGCGATTCTAGGCGCTCCTGTGGCTATCTCCGCTATGCGGTCACGGTCCTGTCTTTTCATATGTCTCATTTCAATATCCTCTAAGTCTGAGTAATGGCACATTATGTATTCTCCAAAAGTTCAATCGCTCGCTTTACGCCTGTGTTCTGAAAGTATTGCCCCGAAGGATTAGCCGCTTTGCGCACTTCTGGTACTAAATTCGCAAACCCGTTAGTTCCAAGTATTAACGCGACCTCTTCAAAAACGTAAAAGTTATTCCCTTCGCTGGTTGTGCTGGTTGGGAGAGTTTTAATTTCGTCTAGTGTTCTCATGTGATTCCCTTGATTTTTAATTAAACTCTACGGCTGCGCCGATTGCTGCAATGCAAGCCTCTTTGTAGGTGACTTCCTTATCAACGTAGATGGCGAGCAAAAAGGAATCCAAATTTTCGCTTGCTATCATTAACTGGGTTTCTGTTGCTTGTGGGAAAAGAGCCTCTGCCTCGTTCCAAAGCGCCTGCGCTTCGTCGCTGGTGTAATGCGCCTTGTCCTGTTCGCTTATGTATTGGAAGTCTCTGTGCGTTCCCATTTTCTTTTCCCGTTCCGTGATTCGATAACTTCATTCTACACATGCACATACAGAATGCAACACTATTGTTTATGTTTCTGCGCATGTGTATCATGCACACATCACAAAACGGAGATGGATATGGAAAATAAGACGCACCGACTACCAGTTTTAATTGAGCCATCAGTAGCAGCGCAATTGGCAGAGGTCGCACGGCGGCAGGGTGTAACCAAGGCCGAGGTAGCCCGTAGGTTGATTCAGAAAGAGATTAAGCGGGTTTTGAAGTGAGTGACGCGCCAGAAAGGATTGATATGCTGTGGTATGAAGATTATGGAAATTCAGTTGGTTTGCCAATCAATTCCAAAGGCAACACTGAATACATACGCGCCGATCTGTACTACGACTTAGAAACAAGGTGCGACAACTACCTGGATCGCCTTGGGATGGCTAACATTGAATTGTCCGAACAAACCAAGCGTATAGAAGATTTGGAGGCTAAATGTAAATCCTACCGCAACTTTTTAGAGGCAGGCGGGTTTAATTTAGCGTTTGTTGATCGCGCAATGAAGGCTTAGAGGGGATTGATATGAGTGTAAAAAGATAACGCCCCATATTGATTCTGAAATCTCAGGGGCGTATCTTTAGATTGTCGGTTTGGCTCCGGCAGCAGATAGACATTGGAAACTCTACAACCGGCCCGACATTGGCCGCCATTCTACCAAAGTTTATCCCTGCCTTGCTACCGTCTTGTGCGTGAGCGCTATTGGGTGGGAAGAAATAAACCCACTACCCGCTACCCTTTGCGGAAACAGGCGTCCTGCGGCGATGACAAGCCAGAGGGAATAGACTCGCTATTCGATACTTGACGCACAAGTCGCCAGAAAAAGTACCAACGTTGATTTATCAACGGTTAAAAAGGCTTGTCTGAAGAAAAGTTAAGCAATGAAGAGAGAAGATATATGCAATGCAAATGTGGAGATGAACCGAGACAGAGACAGCAGGACAATATGTTTTATTTACGTTGCCCTGGTTGTACGAGGTCCTATTTACCTAATTACCTTGTTATGGAATTTATTAGTTATATCTACGCGGGTTGTAAAAGATGATTAAGTTTAGCAAGGCGGTTAAATACGGCGTGGCTAAATTCCCGACAGAGGAGCAATTTATGGCTGGCACTATGGGGGCGGCGCATTATTGGTGTACTGATTGTGGTTTTTCCGGTTGGTTCTCATGCAGGGAGGGGCTGGATCAATTCGTTGCATCTGTAGATGATTGGGAATGTACAACGTGCCTGCGGCTAAAAAACAAACCTGAACAAAGACGCGTCCAAACAAGCATCTCTGCATAGAAATATGGCTTGTTTGCGTGTGAAGCAAAGACCAGGTTCGTCTGCCTGGCATGGCTCTTTGGCTGCAACCAAAGACTATACACGGTGCGAAAGCCAGCCCTCCCGTGGCCAAAATGAGGGCACAAACCGCTTGCAACACACATACACATGTGCAAAGATAAGTAGAACGAATGAGGGGTTTAAGATGAAGTGGTTTGTAGAGTTCGAATCAGGCAGGACAGAGGTTATCTCCGAATATTCGCCTGGTAAGTTTTACATAGAGTCAACACAAAAGTATCAATGTTGGCCTGTAGACTGGCCTAAATCAGTATTGAGCGCGGTTGCTTATCCAGAGGTGAAGTTTCAACAAGCAGATTTGAGCCGCTATGCAAACCTTCAGTTGGCCGCAATTGGTTACGATTTTAATATGGGGCAAAGAAATGCCACTTGAAAAAACCTACAGTTACGACTTCGAACGCATATACCGCGTATGGCCTATGTGGCCTAAAGGCAGAACTAAAAAGGCTCTGGCAGCAAAGGCGTTTGAATCAGCAAAGAAAGAGTTTGAGTTTACGCCTAGCGACATAGACGAATTAGTGTTGTTGATTGAGCGCATGAAGAAAGATCGTAAATCATGGCAGAAAGGCAATACATACGGCCCTCAAGGGTTGCAGGTTTGGTTAAATCAGCGTGGCTGGCTGGACGAATACGAGACTGTTAAACGCTCACACAAGGCGTTTATAGATCAGCCGGTAGAAACGGAAACACCTGAACAGATAGCCCAGAAAATGCGGCTACAGCAGGAAAGGTTTGAAGAGGCGCGGCGACAAGCAGAGTTGCGCAAGGAAATGCAAAGGAAGGGGATAGCATGAACATTAATCCAATAGCAATTGTCTGTGAAAATACTCAGCAGTTCAGAGATTTTAAAGATAGCAACCAAGAACTAAAGAACGTTCGCATAGTGACGAGAATGGAAGATGCTTTAGGTTTTGAGTTTTCAGGTATGGAAATAATTGGAACACCACGTGGTTATTTGGTTGATTTAGTTAAAACGAGAATCAGGGATTTTAACAATGGGTAAGCGCACCCCTGACGCGCAAGAGGAAAGCACCCTTGTAGCGGGGAAACTGAACACTTCCCCGCATTTATCAAAGCGCGGGAGGTGAAGGGTGATTGATACATGGTTACAAGGAATTGAGTTCATCCCCGTAAAACCAAGCATTTTGGACGCTTATAAAGCACAAATGAAAGCGCCAGAGGTTTACGACAGGTTGCACCCGCCAAGGGTAGGCGCTAGAAACGCTTGGACCGATTGGCACCAGGAACAGGCAGAGCATTTACGCTCGCAAATGATTGTCGTAAACGGCATCGAGGTTCACAAATATCAACTAGATGAGATAGCCAAACGAATAGGCTCAACATCACCAACCGTAAGTAAGCATTTGAAGGAAGGGAAATGATTAGACCCACAGAAAAAAAACGGCAAGAACGCCTGCAATTAGAGCGTGATTTGGCTGCGTTCATAAACGGAGGCGGAGTAATAAAAACGCTTGCGGGTTTCGGGATGGTCCCGACGATTCAGGACATATCTCTTAAAAAGCAGTTTGAAAGCAACTATGCAAAGAGAACGTCACGCAATACGAAAAGAGAAATTCCATCTGACATAAAAGCCGAAATGGACCGAGCGATATTAAACGGCGAAACGCTGGTATCTATACGCAAGCGTTTAGGTGTGACGAAGGCTGAGACAACAAGGGCTAGACTACGCTTAGAAGGTCAACGCAGGGAGGATAGAAGTTACTAATGTACGCAGGACCAAAATTAAGAATTGAGGCGTTGTATCAACTGAACTTGGCAGGAACAGGTTTAAGGTGGGGAGGTTCAGAATCTAAGCGCATACAGGAGCGCATGGAGATAATAGAAAATTTAAACGATAAATCGTTTCCCAGATACAGGGATATGATGCGCAGCAGACACCAGGAAGCGTTTTTGAGGAACAAAAGATAATGCAAAAAGTCATGGCTATAGGTAATTTGGGTAGAGATCCAGAAACTCGCTACACACAGGGAGGGCAGGCAGTAACCAACTTTAGCATTGCTGTTACAGAGCGTTACAAGAAAGACGGTCAGAACGTAGAGAAAACAGAGTGGATCAACTGCGTTGCTTTTGCGCGGCTCGCTGAGGTGTGCGGGGAGTATCTTAAAAAGGGTTCAAAGGTTTACATAGAGGGTAAACTGTCCACATCGAAGTACGAAAAGGAAAATCAAACGCACTATAAAACCGATGTGGTGCTGCGTGAAATGCAGATGTTGGACAGTAAATCTAGTGAAAAACCAGACAGAAGTACGGCAATGCCGGAGTCGGATACAGGTTTCGAGGACGATATACCTTTTAGATGAATCCCCTTGTAGTTAATCTGTGTAAAGATTAATATGCCTTTGGGATGTAAAACATTAGAGGCAATCGTGAACAAGAAAGAGTGTTTTAAGTGCTATAGAACCCTGCCATTAACAGAGTTCTATAGGCACAAACAAATGAGTGACGGGTATCTTAATAAGTGTAAAGAGTGCAATAAGATAGATGTCAGGGCTAACAGGGAAAAGAACATTGAATACTATCGTGAGTATGACAGGAAACGGGGCAACCGCTTGCCGCCTGGATACCAAAAAGAGTATCAGGCAAAATTTCCAATTAAGCGCAGGGCGGTAAATATGGTAAGCAAGGCGATAAGTGGCAAAAAGTTATTTAAAGAACCTTGTGAGGTGTGTGGTTCTGAGGATCACGTTCACGCACATCATGATGATTATGCCAAGCCCCTGAACGTGCGCTGGTTATGCGCGGCACATCATAGACAATGGCATCTTGCTAACGGAGAAGGGTTGAATGGATGATGAACAGAATTAAACAAAAAGCCGGTAAACTAGGCAAGAAAGCCTCCCCTTGGTCCCGTAAGCCGATGGTAGAAACAAAGAGGGCCAAAGAACTGTATGAGAAAAACAACCGAGACAGGCTTGGTTCGTGATTGTTTCCAGTTTTAGCGGCGGGAAAACCTCGGCTTACATGACGTGGTGGTTAAAAAACAACACCGAAGAGGAATTGGTTGTGTTGTTTGCTAATACTGGTCAAGAGCATCCTAACACTTTAGATTTTGTTAACCGCTGTGATATTGAGTGGGGGCTAAACGTTGTATGGCTTGAGGCTGATGTACAACCAGAACTAGGTATTGGAACAAAGTATAAAATTGTTGATTATGGTTCGGCCTCGCGTGATGGGAAGCCGTTTGAAGACGTTATAAAAAAGTATGGAATCCCTAACCAATCATATTTGCACTGTACTAGGGAAATGAAACTTGCACCTATAAACGCCTGGGCGAAAGATCATTGTCCGAAAGATAGAAAAATGGCAGTTGGAATCAGGGTTGACGAAATAGATAGAATGCAAGCAGACGCCAAAGCAAAAAATATTATATACCCGCTTGTATCAATGAACCCTACAGACAAACGTAAGGTTGATAGATTTTGGGAGGTGCAACCGTTCACGCTAGATATTCCTCCCCTATTGGGAAATTGTACGTGGTGTTGGAAAAAGACATTGCGGAAACATTTAACGCTTATAAAAAGTAATCCTGAAATTTATGAGTTCCCCGCAAGAATGGAACGAGAGTACGCTATGTGCGGTAGTGGTGATGATCCTAGAGTTTTCTTTAGAGGTAATAAATCAACACAGGATTTAATCCAGATGGCGAAAAATCCTTTTATGCCTTGGCATGAAGATTATCAGCCTAGCCTGTTTAATGAGTTTGATGTATCTGATGGGTGCGTTGAGGGATGTGAGGTTGAGTTTTGATGCACGATAGACCCTACACATACTGGCAATGGCGGGGAGTTAGTTTTGCCGGAGAGTAAAGTTTGCACCTACTGTAAAATAGAAAAACCTTTAGAGGATTTCCCCCCAAACGGTAGCCGAAGGCACTCACGTTGTAAGGAGTGCAGGAATGAGTACAACAGGGCTAAATATCACTCAGCAAAAAAACCATGCTCTAACTACAAGGAAAATATTGTAGAAAACGCAGAGCGCCATATGCTGATATTGCTGCGGGGTGAGCGTCAAGAAACAGAGAATTGTAACTTTGGTTATTATTGGCGCAAGCAGTCAGATCATTTTCGGTTGATGGAGTTGTTTGCCAAAACATTTGCCCAGGCGAGTGATTTAGCATCAGATGATAGGACAGAGCAACTGGTTGCCAGCATAGGCGCAAATGTTCGGCACCAGTTGGTGCGGTTTATAGATGAGGTGGAAGGTGGGGAGTGAAAAATTAAAGGTACTAGATCTTTTTAGCGGTATAGGTGGTTTTAGTTTAGGTTTGGAACGCGCAGGTATGGAAACCGTGGCGTTTTGCGAGATTGAAGAATTCCCGCGCAAAGTTTTGAAAAAGCATTGGCCTGATGTACCGATACATGACGATATAAGGACTTTAGATGGAAGCCAGTACAAAGGAACAGTTGAAGTTGTTTGCGGGGGATTTCCCTGCCAGCCATTTTCAACCGCAGCAGCAGGGAAAAACCCAGAAGATAAATTGTCCTCAGAGTTCGGCAGAGTTATATGGGGAGCAATGCCAAAATACGTTATTACCGAAAACACAGAAAGAAAGGCATTTTCTCAAGAATTTATTGGTGGACTGTCAGCACTTAAATACAAAACATATCCAAAATACATCCCTGCATCTAATGCGGGGGCGCCCCATGAGCGAGGCCGTTGGTGGGTTGTTGCATACCCCGACAACAAAAGCGAACTTCCGAGCATCATCAATGCAAAAGTGGCCGAGTTGCAGGAGGTATGTAAAGGCGTTTGGGGAGCAGAAAATTACGCCAGAGCAGTTCGAGTATCTAATGGGGTACCCAATAGGATGGACAGAATTAAAGGACTCGGAAACGCAGTAGTTCCCCAAATCCCTGAAATGATTGGTAGAGCCATTCTTGAGGTTGAGTATGGTAGATAAACTAGGGCGATGTATGGCTTGCGGCGACAAACGACCTTTCAGGCGTGTTATCCAAGTGAATGCCATTGGGGAGAAAACCGAAAAGGGCATATGTCAGAACGGGCATACCCAAGAGGTTAAGTTTATTTCGTCTATGCCTGCTAATCCTTGGGGTTACTATGGCTCGCCGTAGCAAATTCAGAGATTCTGCAAGGGGCGAGGATTGCCAGGTTAGGCTGCCGGGTATATGTAACCACAACCCTGAAACAGTTGTACTAGCGCATTTACCGGATGGTACAGGTGGTAAGATGGGCGGCAAGTCTTACGATTTGTGTAGCGTCTATGCCTGTTCATCCTGTCACGACACTATAGATAGGCGAGCGCATACTGAAAAGCACAGGGATTGGGTTATGTTGGCCGCCTATGATGGACACATGCGAACCTTAAACAAGTTTGTAGAAAAGGGTTTAATCAGTGCGTAGAGCCGCAAAGGTCGATAAGAACCAGACAGAAATAGTCGCAGCCTTACGCGCAGCCGGGGCAAGTGTTGTCCCATTACATGCTGTAGGCAATGGGTGTCCTGATTTACTGGTAGGCTATGGAGGTAAAAACCTGTTAATCGAAGTCAAGGACGAAACGGGACGTGCAGTGAACAAAGGACGCGATTTATCGAAAGCGTTAACCAAAGACCAACATAAGTTTCATTTCTTTTGGCAGGGACAGTTGGCGGTTGTTTGGAGTGCAGAGGAGGCGTTGTCGTTACTTTGAACTGCCCCAACTGTGAAAAGACGCTTACAAAAGGCAAGTTACTAATCAACTATTACAAATGCCGGTCATGTGGTCGGGTTTATCATAGGAATGCTGTGGAATGACCCGCGATAACCTATCCTACTACGTGATGCTATACGCAGCCGCACAACGCACAGGGATGGCTCAAAACGGTTATCCTAAGCAGGTTCCCTGGTACACACCTCCCAGGCGTGGGGAGACTGATGAAAAGCGGGAAGATCCGCCAGGTGTAGAGGAATGGGAGGCGGCGGCACGGGTAGAGGCGGAACTAAATCGTTTTAGGGCGTTTGACAAAAAACGCAGGGCTTTAGTCGAGGCGTTAGATATTTGGGAGGGCGCTTTTGTTGACGCGCCGTTTAGTAAGAAGGAAAGGTGTAAGGTGATGCGGGTAGAATACAACCAGTGTCGGAAGGCGGCGGGGCGGTGTTTTAGGTTGTTGGATAGGAAGTTGTTTCCAGATGGTTAGAGTAGAAAAAATAGGTGACGCGACTTTATACCTGGGCGATTGCTTGGAGATATTGCCGACGCTAGACCCTGTGGATGCGGTGGTGACTGACCCGCCTTATGGTATGAAGTTTCAGAGTACTTATAGGCATAAAAAACATTCAACAATTAAAAACGACGAGGGCACCACTCACTTAATTGAAGCCTGCGCTCTTGCTGCAAACCACAGCAAATATATTTTTTGCAGGTGGGACAACCTTGCCGAAGTGCCAAAACCCAAAAGCGTTATCACATGGGTCAAAAACAATTGGTCCATGGGTGATTTGGAGCATGAGCACGCAAGACAAACGGAAGTTGCTCTTTTCTATCCAGGGAAAAATCACGACTTCCCAGGTAAGCGTCCAACAGATGTGATAGACGCAAGAAAGATCGGAAACAGTGAGCACCCTACAGAAAAGCCGGTCTATTTAATTGAGCAAATTTTGGGGTGGACGCGAGGCGGCGTCCTTGATCCATTTATGGGCAGCGGCACAACAGGCGTTGCTTGCGCCAATCTAGGTCGAAAGTTCATCGGTATAGAACTAGAAGAAAAATACTTTGATATAGCCTGTGAGCGAATAGAGGCGGCTTATGCTCAAGGCAGGTTGTTTAGTTAACTATTGCAAAATGGCCGCTAGATAGGCATCATTGGTCAATCTGTATAATTGACACTTGAAACCGCGAAAGCGGTTTTTTTATGCCTGCATGGAAATTATGAATGACCGAATCTATAACACACGAACAAATCATGGAGAGGGTTCAGGCGGTAGAAGGTCAAGTCAGGCTACTAGACAATAGCCAAACTGAGATGTGTACGCAGTTAAAGTTGGTTCGCCATGAAGCGCAAGAAGCGGTCCAAGGTGTAGCCAACAACAGAACACATTTTGACGAACAGTTAACAAAACTTAGGGATAAACAATCACAAACTCACATCATGCTAGAAAAGCATGTTGTTGAAGTGAACACCACACACAAAACGATTATCGGAATGGGCAAGGGCTTGATCGGTGTTGTAGGTTTCGGTGTAACGCTTTTAACGTTGTTAGAGTTGATTGGAAAGTGACGGTTAAAGCAAGAATTGTCGAAAAGTTCGAAACTTACCTGCTTTTATTGGTTAGTGTTGTTCTGGCACCAGCGGCCTTGATTGGCTTTTACGCGCACATGGATGCTAGGCACGATGAAAAAGGCTCTTCGCAAATCGCCACACAAAAGGCGCTAGACGAGATTAGAGCCGTAGAGATTAAAGAATTGAAGAGGGAAAAGCGGAAACTCGAAACATATTTAGAGTTAGCCCCCTCAGATACATATTATTTAAGCAGAAAAGCCGAGATTAGGGCTTTAGACGATGAGATTGCCGAGTTAGAGCGTTGAAATTAGAGCGTTTTGCCTACCTCCCGAACGGGACACTAGGCCGCATTATTCTAAGTGGCAAAGAGATATTCACATTAGAGCGTCCGTGGCTTGATAACACACCTTCTATCAGTTGTATTCCCGAAGGGGTATACAAGGTCAAGCCCGACGAGGAAGGCCGCTATACGGGCTATCCAGAACTTCAGGACGTACCTGGACGCTCAGAGATCATTATTCATACTGCTAACCACGTCCATCAACTAGAGGGTTGTATTGCTCCTGGTTTCCAATGGTCAGTTAGCAATTTAACCCCAAGCGTATGGCAGTCCAAACTAGCGTTAGATTTAATCCGCGCAGTAGGTGAAGAATTTACGCTTGAGATAACGAGTATTAGCGCAAAGATTTAAGATCAACAAACCCGGCACACCAGCCACAAGGTTGATTCCCTTGCCCTGGTGAGCGTCAACCCCCCTCCCTCTCCCCTTTGACGCGGGCCGGGTTGTTGTTTAGGAGTTCCAATGGAAGAAATGAAACGCAAATTCATGCGAGTTCTGCGATGGGCAACCGCAATATTGCAGTTAGGCTGGCAAGAGGCCGCGCAATGGCTGCGTGAATACTGGTTTGCATTACTGATCGGCGTGGTTGTGGGCATATTGCTTTGAATTGGTTTACGGCGTTATTTACGCCCAAGACGATAGCGGAAACCGCTAAGAGCGCGGTTAAAGGCTTAGATTCAATTGTCTACACTGACCAAGAGAAGGCGGAAAAAACCCAGGCGGCGCAGGCTTTGTATGCTGATTTGTGGAAGGCTGCTACACCAAGCGCAATTTCACGGCGAATAATTGCTGCTGTGATGGTTAGTGTGTGGGCGTTTCTTATTTTACTTGGTTCGCTGGTTTACAAGTTTGACCAAGCGTGGTCGGAGTTCATTTTCCGTGTTTTGGGCGAGGTTGTTTTGCAGCCGGTCAATATTATTGTTGGGTTCTACTTCCTGTCCCAAGTGGTGACTAAATACAATGAAAGCAGGAAATAATGTCCGAGATTAAAAAATATTACGAAATTACGGACATTAAAACCCCCGGCTATTACCAGGCTTTTTACAACGGGCAAAAAATCAATCGCGATGGGCATAGCGGGAATCATCGAAATATCCATGAGTGTGAGCAAACAATATTTTGGCATTTGCAAAACGCAGATGTACCGGAAGGAAAGGTTAGTTATGAAATTCGCAAGCCGAGCACTATTTTGGAGGCTGATGTGAGTTTAATAATATTGGGTGGGGGTGTTGGCGGAGGTTCTACGGTTACAGAAACGGCAGTGACCGGTAAACTGGCGTGGGGCGATGTAGGTCACACTGGGGTGCTCACTGCGTTTACGGGAAGCGGCCTTCTTACCACTCCAGGGATAACGTATACAGATTTGGATTTTTCGGGCAGGAAGATACTGAGGGCGAACAATCTCACATTCAGAAATTGTCGCTTTACTGATACCGCTGTTAGTGGGTCATCGTACCTAATTGATGGCAATTCGTTCTCCTACGGCTTTGACGGTCCCTTTTTATTCGAGGACTGTACGTTCCTTGGTGCAGATAAGCAGATTTTAATGGGCGGAAATGTCGATGTCACGTTCAGGCGTTGCCAATTCCGCGACCCCTACGCTGATTTGCTACGGCCTTATGGCGGGACTTGGTTGTTTGAGGATTGTTTCTTTGGTCCGCACGGGGTGACTGGGACAAGCTCTCACGCTGATTCAACACAGGTAATTGGCGCCCCGGATATGTCATTCACTCGATGTACATGGGATTGCCCTTCTCCTACGCATGGCGAGCCAGTCGAGACAGGCTTCCCGATAGCTGACTCTTGGAGCGGCAGGAATTACAAAGGCGATATTGGACAGTTCTGGGATGAAGGAGGCGGTACAGGGGTTTACACAGACTGCCATTTCGTGCGAGCAACATCCACAGCTATTCAAATTGGTCGTGGGACAGCGGATGGCTCCCCTCAAACCGCATCTTTAACCCTTTCCGGGTGTCGTTTTTATCTGGGCATCATAAATATCATTACAGATAACAGCAACGAGTACAAAATTGGGTCTTCCGCGTTCCCGCATTCAGACGGAATTTTTCATGGAAACATCACAGACAACGGCGGTAATCAGTGGGCCGAAACAGGCACCACGACAGGTGGAGACGCGGTAACTGCTGGACAGAGCATCACGTTCACTTATTCGCCCGGAGGAGGAGGGGGTGTCTCATATTAAATTTTCAACGGGTCCATATATGACTCCTCAGAATTTTATGCTACTTGGAATAGCTATAAGACTTGTTCTGAAACAGCAAGTTGCTCTGGAATGTAAATGACGATTACTTGGCGCACACCTACTACCGACGCAAACACAACAACCGGAGACCCGGTTGTATTAAACAAGCCGACTGGCCTCGCTAACGGCGACATTATGTATGCTTGTATTGCGACCAGAGACACGAATGGTGTCTCCACTTCAACTCCTGTATGGAGTAAGCCAGGAGCAGAATGGGTAGAAATTTATACTAGCAACGGTAGTACCGATTCGGGACATTTGGCCGTTTTTCGGAAGGTAGTCACGGATGCGGTGTCGGAGCCAGCAAGCTACTCTTTTGATATGACAGAATTAAACCCTAATATCTCTGGTGCAATTTTGACCTCCGTTGGGGCGGATACAACAACACCGGAGGATGGGGTTACACCCTTGGGAAATGCAGGCACCAGTTCGACGGCTACTTTCCTTGGCGTCACAACTAACACAGATGGTTCGCATTTGCTTGCGGTGTTGAACTACCGCAGGGACGTAGCCATTACATTTAACGACTCAATAACTGAGTTGTCAGAGAATGCAACGAGTGTCGGAGACATTGCCGATGAATGCGACCTCGCAACTGGTTACTTGGAAGTGGCTAGCGCCGGGGCTACCGGCGATAAAACGGCAAGTTCCAGCGAATCTAGAAGTTGGAGAACAGTTGTTCTCGCTATAAAGCCCGCCGGTGGCGGCACAACACAAGTCAGAACTATGCAGGACTTAAGTGGTGGTTTTGGACCCCACAAATCGCAACAACTTAATGGTATTTTACAATGAGAATAGCGTCAGGCGTTACAGACCAGTACGTTTACTTTGTGGCGGTTGATGCCACGGATTTCACAACAAGGGAAACGGGTTTATCTTCGTTTACCGTTTATCGCTCGCGTGATGGTGGTGCGGCGGCGGCAATGACCACTCCAACTATCAATGAAACAGACGCGACTAATATGCCTGGTGTATATGAATTGTTGCTGGATGAGGATATGACGATTGGTTCCGGCAATCTGACTGAAGCCATTACATATCACATAACCCATGCGGGTATGGCTCCAGTGACAAAAGAAATTGAGTTGTTTGCCCCCGCGAATTACACGATTGGTACGGTTACGACTTTAACCGGACACACAGCGCAAACGGGTGACAGTTTTGCTCGTATAGGCGCGGCTGGCGCTGGTCTGACTGCGTTGGCTACTCAAGCCAGCGTGAATACGGTGGACACAAATGTAGATGCGATTCTGGTAGATACAGGAACGACTATTCCTGCTTTGCTTGGTACGCCTACAACCAGCATTGCGGCTGATATAGCGGCAATAGCGCCAGAACCTCAAAAGAACGTGGCGCTCGCTGATATTCCTGTATACATGGTTGATTCTACTGACCACGCCACGCCTGAAACGGGTTTAACGCTTACCGTAGAAAGATCTATTGACGGTGGGGCGTTTGCTTCAGGTACAGGTACGGCGGCAGAAATAGGCAACGGTTTATACCAGTATGACGCAAGCCAAGCGGACATGAACGGAAATGTGATTATATTTAAGTTCACCGCGACGGGTGCTGATCCTTATCTGCTAAGTATTTCAACCAGGGCATAGATGTTGGCTTTTCAAATACCGCGAGGTGGTTTAACAGACTACACCAATCGGTTTGCGCGTATCAGCAAAAACGTGGCCGGTATGTCTGTTGGTGCTCCGTCTATTGTTTCTGTGGCAATAGGCACAAACGGCACTGACCTCACGATCAATTTTAATCAGTCTGTTACGGCGACGATTAACACAGGGTTTACCCTTACAGGTTTGACCGGCGGTGTGACTACGCTTGCGTATTCAAGCGGCTCTCCTGGCACTTCACTTGTTTACACGATTAGCCGGACTGTTGAAGGCACAGAGACAAGTGGTGTTTTAGGTTACACGCAACCTGGGAACGGGATTGAGGCAACTGTAGGTGGTGAGGATTTACCTTCATTCAGCGGACAGAATGTAACAAACAATTCGACTCAGGACGCTACGCTACCTGTTCTTCTCACAGCAACACTAGCGACAAATGGCACAAGTCTCACACTGGCTTTTACTGAGACTGTCAATGTGGGCGTTGGCGGCAACGGTGGCTTTGCTGTGACCCCTTCGGGTGGCGCGGCGACTGTTTCATATGCAAGCGGTGCTGGATCAAGTTCGCTAGTCTATACAGTCAGCAGGACTATCGAGGCGGGTGAAACTCTTACACTAGACTACACGCAGCCTGGGAATGGTATAGAAGATGATGCTGGTAATGATCTGGCGACATTTTCTAGTGTGGAGGTTACTAATGATTCAACCCAAGACGTAACCGCGCCAACATTATCTAGCGCGACTGTCAGCGGGGCAGGAACGACTTTAACACTAGCATTTAGTGAAGCGGTCACGTTTGGCGCTGGTGGTAACGGTGGATTTGTTGCCACAATGAGCGGCGGGGCTTCGGCTTTAACTTACTCAAGCGGCGATGGCACTGCTACATTGATCTACGGGTTTGCTAGGACAATTGCCGCAGATGAAACGGGAACTCTAGCCTATACACAACCTACTAATGGGGTTGAAGACGCGGCGGGTAATGATCTAGTGACCTTTAGCGGTACAACAGTCTTTAATACCTCTTTAGTCGCGCAGCAAAAAATAGCACTTAAAATAGCAATAGGATTATAAATGGCTTTTGATATAACAAGACCGGCAGAAGGTGTTGAGGCGGTTACACCGAGTGACGCAACAAACTTAACGAACAATGCTCGCGGTTTATATGTTGGCGTGACTGGCAATGTTTCTGTTGTGACAATTACAGGCGACACGGCTGTTTTTGTTGGTGTTCCTGCGGGGTCGATTATCCCGCTAAGGATCAAGAGAGTTAACAGCACAAGCACGACTGCAACGGACATGGTTGCCTTGTATTGATGGCGGACAATACCTGGAATGGTGCAGCCTGGACGGGTGACAGTGTACCTAGTAACACAGTAACAGCGGCGGAAGCGCCGACTAACACTGACGCGGTAGAGGAAGGGAGCAATTACCTTATCTGTGACCGCTCTGGCTTTCGTGTACGCGTTTCTGAAGGTTTAGTAGATACCTGGGACGGGTTGAAGGTAAGACGCCAGGATTGGGAACCTAGACACCCACAGGACTTTGTAAGATCGGTTCCAGAATCATCTAGCGGAAGTATGCGGCCTGAACAAACAGACCGCTTTATAACCGACGAATACCCGAATGGAGTTACAAGTTCCGATTTATAAATTCGTCATGGGTCCATGCGACTTCTGGCAAGTCAATTGTCTTAACTCGCAAGGTATGCCAAGCGGTATAAGGTATGACTTGTTTTCCGCTCATCCAGTGTCGGACAGTAGAGCTTGAGACTTTTAGCATATCGCTAATATCTCTCGAACTAAGGGCGCGGGACTGAATATAGTCCTTTAAGTCTTGGGCTTCAGGTGGGTATTTATCCATTTTTGTGCTTTCTCTCTGGCTTGTTTGTGATTCTTGGTTTCGACTAAAAACCAGCCTGTTAGGTAGGATAGATTAGTTTTCTTGGGCTTCATCTGGTGTTAACCCATCTAGGTTTACAGGTATAAGTAAATTAAATTGTTGTTCTGGTGTTAACCCATCGGAAGATGTTTCCCATTCTTCCATATCGGCGCGCCAGTTCTCGATGGTGTCGATTGATCCACCAAGGCTCATTAGGTGGTATTGGCTTTCTATGTTGACCATTATGCTGCTCCTTTTTCGGTGAAAAGTTTGTGTTCTTCAATGACGCAAGCCAGGTTAAAAATTGCATCTTCATCGCAATCAAAAAGTTTAGCCACGGATTTATTGTCCGTATTTTCCCAATATAGAATGGCAAAATTTAAGTTCTCGGAAAAATTGCATTTAGCGGTAAGGTTGCCGTCTTTATTTTGCACTAAGATGGAAAAAGCGTTTTTATTTTCGCCACCGCTTTCTTTGTAATCCTTTATTGACTGATTGATTGCGGTCATTAGATTGTTAATCATTATGCTGCTCCTTGGGTTAAATTAGTGAGAATGTCATAGGGGCGCACTAGCAGCGCAGCCCCATTAGGAAACAAGGCGCGGTATTGAGTGCCAACACGCGCAACAATTAGGCATTGATGGATGGTGTCGTTTAGTTCTACTTGAACAACGTCACCGACGCGGGTATCGGGATAGATTCGGTAAATCATTGGAATTTCTCCAATCCATTTAAGAAAGCAATGTCAAAAAGAATTGCCAGCAGGCTTAGAGTCAAGACTAGGCCAAGCCGGATAAGCGAGTTTCTTTCGTGGTCGTACATTTTAGGCTCCGAGTTTTACGATAGTGGGCAGCAGTAAGACTACCCATAATAGGATTGAGAAAATAACGGGTTTGAGTTTACGCATTACGTTCGGCCTAAATACCAGACATAAACGCGCATATACGCTCGAATAACTCTCTTTTAGGGATGTGTCCGCAACTGAAAACATCCTGAACGCCACCACCTTCTGTGCACATACGGTGGAGACATACGCCACCATAAGCGCCTGAAATGTGGTAATTGCCTATGTTGGCTTTCATCTTGCCTTCGGCGTTTTTAGTCCAAGGAGTAGCGGGCTGGTTTGTTAATTCATTTAGCCAGTCAACGCGGGCTTGTAACATTTTTTCGGTAATTCGCATTTTTTAGATCCTTTTGGTTTGCCGGTGTAAAACACACCATAGAACGCCCCGTAGGGCGCTCTAGTTATGCTCTAGCAAGCCTATTGTTAGGGGTATAGTTCGGCCTGGCAGAGCCGTATTTTGCCCGTATTTCATCCATCGAGGCTTTGCCGCGTCCATAAGACTTGAAGCCTTGAGGATGAAAAGACCATTGCTTCTTTTTAGGTGCCCATTTAAAGCCGGAAGACTTCAAGACGTCTTTATGTGTTCGAGTGTCTCCAGATACCCACAACCAAGATCCGCACAGTTCTATGTCTAGCCCTGGTAGGTCGATAATAGCGTTCAAGGCTGCGTTCAATTCGTCGCCATAGTCTGTAAAACTTTCGGGCTGTTCTAAGTCTTTGGCGTTTAACAGTGTCTCATAAGCCTCATTGACTGCTTGCATCATGTGAGTAGATCCGCCTTTGTCGGGATGGTACTTAGAGCAAGCCTTACGCCATGCTGACTTGATCCCGTCATGGTCTAGCGAGTCCGGCTTTAGAATGTTTAGAGCGTCTTTGATTTGCATTGTTTAGATCCTTTCGGTTTGTTTAATTAATCTCGAACAGGGCTGCCATTAGGCATTGTGTACGGTCTAGGACCGTCAAGGTAAAAGCCTACAGGAGTGTATTTATTGGGGTTTGCTTTTTGGGCAATCTTTAACAAATCAAGATATTCCGGCGTGCCATGCTTGCCTTCATTTATAAGGCTTTGTAATTGTCTTATTATGTAATTGAAGTTCATTGTTTAAATCCTTGCGGTTTGTTTCGATGGGGTAAGATTAGGGATAAAATGTGTGCATGTATAGTGAAACGTTTTCATGTTCACATGAATATAATTCATTATGCAGGATGGGTTTAATTCGATAGGATTGCTGCACTAACAAACCGAAAGGATGATAAAGATGGAAAAGAGATTTTCAGGAAGTGAGCCCAATTTAGGCCATTTTGATTGCCGTGTGGCACCAGATGGCGAGGATTGGTGCATTTATGTTACATATAATGACGGGAATAGAGTAGAACGCTGGTGTTCAACCTGGGGGAATGAGGCTTGTTACGGGCTTACTAAGGTTTATTCAATCCTTAGAGAGTTGGGTTTTACATTAAGCGGGTATCAGTCCGCGCAAGTTCTGCAAATCAATAATTAACCGAAAGGATACAAGACATGAAAATCAAAAAATCAGACTTAGAAATTCTGCAAAACGCTATAGATAAGGTTATCGCGGACAATCCTAACGCAGCCCAAGACTACAAAGACAACGGTTTAAGCGAGAAGCGGTTTAGATGGGACGTATTACGCGCCACAAAGTTAAACGTGTTCGGGGATGGTAGAGGGACGCATGGAGATTTAAACTTGTACGCTTATCTCAATGACAGCCACATAGACACGGCACTCAAGCATTGTTTAAAGCAGTAAACACACAATCAACCAAGAAGGCCTTAACCGGCCTTTTTTTATGGAAGCAAGATAAATGAGTGAATCACCCCTACTCAATACACCTATGCCACCTAACACTAGCCAATACACCACAGACCAGAAGCTAGAAGCCTGTGCCCTATACGCTATTCATGGTAAAGCCAAGAGAGTGTCCGAACTGACGGGTATTCCAGAGAACACAATCACGCATTGGAAGAATCACAGCGATTGGTGGGAGCATCATATAGTGTCAATTCGCGCACAAACTCGTGATTACACGCTATCGCGCATAGAAAAAGCTATCGAAAAAGCGTTCGACAAGACCGATGAAGCCCTGGAACTGGGTGATGTGGTCAAAGTTGACTGGGATCGCGACACTGGCGAAGAAAAAGCCATTCGAGCACCAGTGAAAGGCAAGGATGCTGCCACAATTGCGGCGATTATGATCGACAAGCGCCAGATACTACTGAACCAACCGACCAGCATTCGAGGTGATGCGGCAGGCGGAATGGCGGATTTACTCAAGCAGTTCAAAGACTTAGCAGCGCAGAATAGCAGGGACGAGCGGGTAGTGGATGAGCAGTAGCGTACTTAACATAATGAAGGTTATGCGCAATATCCAATAGGATGCGATATAAGCCATTTACACCTCGAGTAATGCGATGGCATAGGGTAGGCGTGAATCGTGCTGTATGTGGCTTGTACGCGCTCCTAGCACGGTGTTTGTGATTGGTTCGGAATGGGTCCCATGCTCGGGCCGGTGCGGAGGCAAAAAATCCATCCCCGAATGTCGCCATAACCCCCCTTGTCGAATTTACATAAAAACAAAGGGCAACCCCCCTTGTAAAATTTTGATAAAAACAAAGGGAAAGTGCACTGCACAAAAACGGTATAATGCGGCCTCCAGCCCCGAAAGTGCTGGAAATCACGGGGTTATATCCCCTGTTTTGAGTAATGAAATGTGCGCTGCACAATAAATGAGTAATTAAATGTCCTATCCCTTTACAGTACCGAAGCAGACGTTTTTTGACGGTGGAGTTATTGCTGCTGCTGGGACGATAGAGTTCCGTAGTCCGTCTACGAATGCATTGATTGACACGTTTCCGACTGCTGATGACGCGGATGCTCAGACGAACGCGAATGACAACCCGTTGACTTTGGATGCTAATGGTCAGGCGGTGATCTTTCTCGAAGACGATGTGACGTACAAGGTCATATTAAAGAATGTGAATGGTGACACGGTTTGGACTGTAGATGATGTACGTTCACCTGAGAGGATTGATACGGGTTCTTATACGCCTTCTGGTGGTGTGTCGCGGACGTTGGCGAGTAAGTTGGATGAGACTGTATCTGTGACCGACTTTGGTGCTGTTGGTGACGGGATTACGGACGATTTAACCGCGCTACAGGCAGCAGCCGACTCTGGGGAACTTGTTTATTTCCCGCCAGGAATTTATGCCGTATCTGATTCTGTGAACTTTTCAGACTACACTAGGTTTATTGGGGCTTCTGCGTTTTATAAGCGCAGGACGGGTTACACGTATTCCGCGAACAAGCATGCAGTTATTAAATATATCGGTTCTGGGGGCACTAATAGTTGCGCTGTTCGTGTGTCAGCAACGTCTGTCGGAGTGGTGGGTTCTGATTTTACCGCCCCCAGCACGGATGATTTGGTGGATTACCGTTTAGAACACATCCACATTGACGGAAATAATCTGGCTCAATATCCACTGTACATTTACAGGGCGGGAAATCAAAAGTATGGAATTAATGATGTAACCGTTGAGAGAGGGACGATTAATGTTGTTATGCTAGGTTGCTTTGCGGCCAATTTTGGGCGGATAGGTTCTTTTGAAGCCAGTGATAAGGGCTTCAGTATAGGCAGAGACATTTTTGGTTGGGGTGGTGCAGAATTTAATTGCTTTGACCTTAGAGCAGATTTGATTGCGTCAAACAACGGTACAGATGGGACGTTTGTTGCGGAAACCACAGATGAGGACGGTTGTGGCGTGTTGGCTGACGTAGGTCGAGGTTCCGAATTGCACATCACATCTGAAGGTAATGATGGAAGGTCTGCTATTATTGGGGGCACCTCTAGTGGCGGTCCGGCCACGATACACTGGCACTACCTGGAGGGGAATGGTGCTGGCCCAAGGGTGGATTTGCGGCCAGGATTCACAGGACTGCGATTTAAATGCGGCTTCCTTCACCCAGGTTCAGCGACGATTACTAAGGAAACCATATACTTAGTCGGTCGAAACTCATCAGGTGCAGCCACTACAAATGAAGGGCCTATAGATGAGGGCGAGTGGCCTATTTTTGAAAACATAGGCGGCAAGAGTGGAAACACCTCCATTTACATTGACTCAAATACTTATAAATATGATGTTCGAGACAGCACAGGGGTTAAGTTTATAGATAAGGCGCCCAAGGGTAAGGGCGTTTTCTGTTCTGGTACATTTTTGGGGGATAGTGGACTTACAGATATTAGAATGCTGCGCGGCCAAACAATTTATGACGATTTTGAGGGTGATGGCAGCACAACGGCATTTACCTTGTCGCATACCTGTACCGCGCCAACAAATAACTCAACAAACCCTCTTGTTAGGGTTTATGTAAATGGGGTCTTACAAACATACACAACACACTACACTGTAGCAGGAACAACACTGACTTTTGTTACTGCCCCCACATATGGAGTTAAAATTAGAGCAGAATACTCTAACGCATCATTAACTAGGACGGGTGCTGGCGCATATACAATTACGTTTGGACACGACCAAGTAGATGAAAACTACCATATCAGTCTGACAATGATACAAGGAAGTGGTTCGGGGTATGCTTATGTGCAAAGCCGGGCTGCGGATAGTTTTACTATAAGGACGGTAAACCCGGCAACACCAGGAACTCCCGTTGATCTGGGTGCTGGATTTTTTATATCTTTTTCCTGCTCTTATTCAGGGACAGACTTATAAACATTATTGAGTTCGCTTTCATAGCAATTAATCGGCGCTGCGCGATCAATACAATCTCGTCACTTACCCCCACACTCATTAGATGGAGCAACAACTTTTGCTGGATGCACAGGCCATTGAAGGGTTTTCTACAGCGCTTCTGGCGGCGAAGTACGACAAACCCAAACCTATCCCTCAGTTCCACAGAATCATGTGGGATGATGCGTGTGATCTTGAGAAAGTCTTTGTTGCTGAAGCGGCGCCTCGTGGCCACGCAAAATCGACATCAATTACATTTGCTTACTTACTCGCGATGGTTTTATTCAGAATCAGAGACTTTGTCTTACTGGTATCTGACACTGAAGGGCAAGCGGTGGAGTTCCTGGGCGATATTCGCGCAGAGATGGAAGAGAATGACGCGCTTCGACAGACCTTTAGTATTAAACGAATTATAAAATCTACTGATACAAACTTGATTGTCCTGTGTACTGATGGGCATATGTTCAGGATTATGGCTAAAGGCTCTGAACAGAAACTTCGTGGTTTGAAGTGGAGAAACAAGCGTCCCAATTTAATTATTGGCGATGATCTTGAAAACGATGAAATCGTAATGAACCCAGAGCGGAGAGAGAAATTCCGCAAATGGTTTATGAACGCTTTAATCCCTTGTGGAGCCGAAGATTGTCTGTATAGGATTGTAGGCACGGTCCTTCATTTGGATTCGATGCTAGAACGGTTACTGAACGACCCTAACTGGTTCACCCGTAGGTTTGAGGCTCACAATCCAGACTTTTCAGAGATTCTATGGAGAGATCAGTTCTCTAAAGAGCGTCTGTTGGCTATTCGAGGCAGGTATGAGGCGCAAGGTGACTTAGATGGTTACGCGCAAGAATATCTCAACAAGCCGATTGCTGAAGGTAACACGTACTTTAGGAAAGAGGACTTTTTAGACTTCGAGCGCGACGATAGTGGGCCAATGATACCCCCGCTGGTTTATTATGCGGCGGCTGACTTTGCTATCTCTGAAAAGGAAAAAGCGGATTACACCGCAATCATGGTTGCTGGTATGGACCCTGAAGGGTTTTTGTGGGTGGTTGACTTAAGGTACGGACGATGGGACTCAGAACAGATCATCGAAGAGTTAATCTCCGTACAGAAAGCCTATGACCCTCAAGTATTCACGTTTGAGACTGAGAAGATTGATAAAGCCATTGGGCCTTTCTTAGAAAAACGAATGCGCGATGCCAATGTCTTTTTGAACATAGACAAAGTAACCCCGACAAAATCAAAGACTCAACGGGGTAGATCTATACAGGGTATGGTGAAGTCACGTTCAGTCAGGTTCGACAAGCAAGCCTCATGGTATCCAGACTTAGAAGGTCAGTTACTGACCATTTCTAACTCAGGCCCAAGAGGTAAGCACGATGACTACTTTGATGCGTTTTCTTATATCGGTTTAACCGTGGACAAATACTACGAAGCCCATACGGTGCAGGAAGAGGAAGATTGGGAATATGACGATGCGTTTGAACAATATCACGACATGGGACGCTGCGCCGCAACGGGATACTAATGAAACTTAAAGACTTACAAAGCCTAGAGAACATTGCCGACAGACTCTCAGACGAACGCTTAGACGAGATTGGTGCGGATATTGTTCGAGACTATGAATCTGACCTAAGCACCAGGGGTACATGGGAGAAGAACAACAAAGAAGCACTTGAACTTGCGCTTCAGATTACCAAAGAGAAGTCTTGGCCTTGGGCAAATGCCGCGAATATCAAATTTCCCTTATTAACGATTGCTTCTCTACAGTTTGCATCACGCGTTTACCCAGCACTGGTTAAAGCGCCTGATTTAGTTAAGTTCCGCCCTCAAGGTAATGACCCAGGTGGAATAAAGGCATCTAAAGCCCATCGCGTATCTAGGCATATGTCCTACCAGATGCTTGAACTGGATGAGGCGTGGGAGGAACAGCAAGACAAAGCGTTCTTTGCGCTCCCGATTATCGGTTCAGTCTTTAAAAAGACCTACTACGATAAAGTAAAAGGCATCAACTGTTCAGAAATGGTCCTGGCGAATGATTTAGTGATTCACTACTACGCCAAGTCTGTTGAGGACGCAGAAAGAATCACACATAGATTCCGCATGTCAGAGCGGAAGATCAAAGAAAAACAACTTCGTGGTATTTACTCTAAGCATAAGTTAGCGCCAGCATCACCCCAAGAGCCGGACCAGGCCGAAGAGCGGCAAGGTATTACTCAGCCGGTAGGTGATAGTGACGTGCCTAGACTGCTATTAGACCAATACTGCTACTTAGATTTGGATGAAGATGGATACAAAGAGCCATACGTAGTCACTGTAGACAAAGAAACCAAAAAGGTTTTTCGCATTGTCTCTCGATTCAAGAAAGTAACCACTGAACAATCGCTTGAAATCGAATCTATACAGAAACGTATCAAAGATATTGTCACTTCTCTACCTCAACAGGCAGAAACCGAGCAGGAAGTAGCGTTAATCAAGCGGGCTGAAATGACTGTCCAGCAGTTAATGCAGCAAATTGAAGACCTTACTAACGAAAAACCGAAGGTTCTGTCTATTGAACCTATGCAGCACATCACCAAATACGGAATGATACCCTCTCCTGACGGTGGAATATACGATATTGGGTTTGGTGCCTTGTTATCCCCGCTGAATAACGCTGTTAGTACGCTAATTAACCAGTTAATTGACTCAGGAACGCTGCAAAACGGCTCAAGTGGCTTTATTGGACGTGGTGCGCGTATAAAAGGCGGGAAATTGTCGTTTTCACCGAACGAGTGGAAGCGTGTTGATGTTGCTGGCTCGGTTTTGCGTGATTCGCTTGTACCATTGCCTGTAAATCAGCCTTCTAACGTCTTATTCCAGTTGTTAGGGTTGTTGATTAACTACACTGAGCGAGTTTCTTCGGTAACAGACTTGATGAGTGGTGAAAATCCAGGTCAAAACACCCCTGCGTACAACATGAGTGCCATGTTGGAACAAGGGATGCAGGTCTTTAACGGTATATTCAAAAGAGTATATAGGTCGTTCAGGTCTGAGATTAGAAAGTGGTATGAACTGAATGCCTTGTATATGGATGAAGTTGAATACTTTGAGTACCACGATGCTGAAGGCGAGGTTTATCAGTCTGACTACCAGGGCGATTCAAGAGATATTATCCCTGCTGCTGACCCGAATGCGTTTGCAGCGAAAGAAAAGCAAGCGAAGGCACAGATGATTGCTGAACGGGCAATGGTTGTGCCTGGTTACGACCCTATAAAGGTCGAAATGAGACTGTTAGAAGCAATGGATATTCCAGATTCTTCTGACATATTCCCCGTAAGGCAGAATGAAGAAACCGGCGCACTTGAACTTGTGTTCGCGCCTGGTCCTGACCCTGAGTTCGAGATTAAACGTGCTGAAGAACAGCGCAGAACAATGGAAGCGCAAGACCGCGCTGAGAATAATCGTATTAAGGCGGCTAACGACACTTCTTTAACTGAAGCCCAGGTCTTAAAGATCATGGCCGAGGCTGAAGTAGCGGCGGACAAGCCAGAACTTGAGCGACTGAAGTTAATCCAACAGAGATTGGCTGAACAAAGTAAGACATTATTGGAGATAGCGAAGATTGAAGAAGGAAGAGATACAGGAATGGGCGCAGAACCCGATAACGATTGAACTAAAATCTTACATCGTCAACGAACTTAAAAGTTTGCAGGCTGGACAGGCTGATGCTTATCACCCTTTCGAGCCGCAAAAAACTCAGGAAATACTAGCGAACCTTAATGGCGCTAGGGATACCTGGGAAATCATAGGCTCTCTGCTTTCGGGAGAGTGGGATTACTTTATAGAAGCCGAGGAAGAGGATGGAAAATCTATCGGGGATTAAACCCCTGCTGGACCGGGTGTTAGTAAGACCCGACGAGATAGAAGAAAAGACGGAAAGTGGAATCGTGATACCTGACAAGGTTAAAGAACATCACCAGATGGCGCAGGCAACAGGAACATTGGTAGCAATGGGACAGGATGCTTTTGTGACTTCGAGAGTTGAAGTTCTTAATGCCGACAATTCTATCCGAGAAATACGGATAGAGCGTTGGACAGGAACACCTAAAGTCGGGGATAGGGTGATGTTTGCCAAATATGGTGGACTGACAACCCAAGGTATAGATGGTGTGGAATACAGATTGCTCAATGACCGCGACATTACTGCGGGAGCGGAGCATAACGTCAAGTACACCGGAATCGAGTCACGTAAGCGAGTAGGATCATGAGCGAAGACAGAAATTATGAGGCAGAAGCAAGAGAGCAAGGGTGGGTGCCTGAGTCCGAATTTAAGGGCGATGAACCACCTAAGAACGGGTTTGTAGACGCTAAAACGTTTGTTGAAAATGGCGACAAGATTACAGGGAAATTGCGTAATCAACGCGATGAGTTACGTGAGCAGGTCGAGGACTTGCGGCGCACAACTCAGGAGTTGCAGCAGTTTCACCAGCAGTCATTAAAACGACAGCAGAAAGAGTACGAAGTGCGTATTCAAGAGTTGGAAAAAAAGCGTGAAGACGCTATCAACGAAGGTGACGGTCAAACGTTCACTCAAGTTGACAAAGAACTCAACGATATGCGTTTGGAACAACCCAAGCAGGACACCAGTATGGCGGATGCTTGGTTAGAGAAAAATTCCTGGTACAAGACCGACACAAGAATGTCTGCATTTGCCGATGGCATAGCGGAACGAATTGTAAGTGAAGGGTACACAGGTAAAGCGTATTTCAACGAACTGACTCGCCGCACAAAAGAGGCGTTTCCAGAGGCGTTTGAAACCCAGAAACCACCTGGCGTGGATTCAAGTAAGACAGAAGGAGATAGCACACCCAAACCGAAAAGTTACGAAGCGTTACCTGCGGATGCGAAGCAACAGTTTGAGCGATTTAAAGAACTGATGCCGAACTATACCAAAGAACAATATGTAGCCGACTACGAATGGGATTAAAGCCATGAGCGATGAATTAAAGACAAGACGACGAGCAGTAGACAAAAAATCACGTATATCCTTTGGTGCACACCGCACCAAGTTGCAATTGTCCGAAGAGGACCAAAAGCACTTTAAGGAAGCCGGATATGTAGTGCGCTGGTTTAACGATCAGGACGGACGTGTAGAGGCCGCTGTACGTGGTGGATATACGTTTGTAGAACCTGATGAAGTGCCTAGTTTGGGTGTTTCAGGGTTACACCAGGAGAATACTGACCTCAACTCAAAAGTTAGCAAAGTGGTGAGTAAAAGCAGTAAGTCAAATACACCGATTCGAGCCTATCTTATGAAAATAAGTAAAGAGTGGTACGACGAAGACCAGGCGGCAAAAGAAGAGGTGAACATGGCGGTAGATAGAGCGTTACGTCCCACAGAACAAGGTGGACAAACTATTGAAGGGGGTTATACCCCTAGATGATTGTCCAAAATGACAATTCATATAAAAGGAAAAAGTAATGGCTAACGCTGATACACCCTTTGGCTTTCGTCCAGTAGGCGGCATGGATAGTTCACCGTACAACGGTGCAGTTATCGAAGCCGTGTTGCTTGCTGCCGATGGCACTGCAACCTTTGTAGGTGACGCAGTAAAACTTTCTGGCACCGCTTCTGCGGATGGTCACGCACCATCTGTAGCACAGTGTGCTGCTGGCGATGCGGTTTTTGGTGTTGTTGTGGGTTTTGCCCCTTCCCCTGAAACCTCTTTGGAAGACCAATACCGTAAGGCTTCAACCTTGCGCCGAGTCTATGTTGTTCCAGCACTCGATAACTTGTTTGTTATCCAGTGTGATGGCGCTTTTGCAATCACTGATGTTGGCAATACTGCTGACTACGTGGTTGGTTCTGGTAGCACTGTTACTGGAATGAGCGGCATGGAACTGGATAGTTCCGACATTGGCACTGGTGCGGGCTTGCAGATTCTTGGTCTGTCCCGTGAACCCGATAACTCAGTTGACACCAACGCAAACGTGATTGTTCGTATAAACGAATCTATCTTGCGCGGTGACGGCACGGCTGTATAAGGAGAATTAAATATGGCTATTTCTACAGGAAATCACCCCAAGGCACTTTGGCCTTAACTCATTGATTTATAAGGAATTTTCCTTAGGGTAATCAATGAAGGGCCCCTATTTGGTAACAAATAGGGATAACTCATTTAATTGCTGGGAACCCCTAACGTATAATGGCGAGGGCAATCAGCAGCCAAGTTTAAAAGTATGGCAAGCATCATTTACAAGATAACCAACCAAGTGAATGACAAGGTATATATTGGTCAGACTAGACAGTCTTTATCAAGGCGGCGATCTGAGCATATACACCGGCTTAAAGCCAATGAGAGACAGCATAAACTGTACAGAGCAATAAGAAAGCATGGACTGGAAAACTTCTTTTGGGAGGAGTTCATCACAGTTCTTAACGATAGTTATTTGGACGACCTTGAAATGGAGTCCATTGCAGAATATAACTCATTTAATAGAGGTTATAACTCAACTCCTGGTGGAGACACTTTGTCAGACGCCACGAAACTCATCATTTCAGAAAAAATGAAGGGTCGAAAGATAACCTGGTCACATAAAATTGTGACCTCAAGAAAATTAAATGGGAATTACCCTAAAAAGGGGTTTGGTGGTTTTGGTGCAGACCATAAGGCGTCAAAAAAGTATCAAGCGCGAACCCCTAAAGGCGACATAGTTGTCTTTGATGGGTTACGCCAGTTCTGTCGGGATAACGGGCTATCGCATAATTTATTGCTCTCTACATTGAGTGGTGAACAAAGTCACCACAAAGGTTACATACTTTTAAAAAGGTTCAACGACTAGTCCATTGTGGACGTAGGGCCAAGCGGCTCGAAACGGTGAGGGTCCCAATCTCAGGGATCAAGATATAGTCTGGTCTGGATAGAAATATGCAGCAGCCGAAAGGCGGGATAAGCGTAGCGAACTTATCTGAACATAACGGGTATAAAAGCCTGGTTTGGTGCGAAATACGATGAACATGCTCCCCAATACACCAAGTTGTTTGATGTGGAAACCTCCCGTCAGGCGTATGAAGAGTTGGTACAGCAAACTGGTTTCGGTATGGCTCCGGTCAAGCCTGAAGGTGGTTCTACTGTGTATGACTCTCATACTCAGGGTTACACGGCGCGTGGTAAGAACGTTGCATACTCTTTGGGTTACATTGTGACCAAAGAAGAACTTGCGGATAATCTTTATTCGGAAGTCTCCATGCAGCGTGCCGCTTCACTGGCTTTCTCTATGGCTCAAACGCGTGAGAACGTTGGTGCAAACGTCTACAACCGTGCGTTCAATTCCAGTTATGTTGGTGGCGATGGCGTAGAACTTCTGTCTACTGCTCATCCTACTTTGGCTGGTAATCAATCTAATGAACTGTCTACCGCTGCTGACTTCTCTGAAGCCTCACTGGAAGATTTGACCATTCAGATTATGAATGCTACTGACTCACGCGGGTTGAAGATCTCTATTACGCCTAAGTGCTTAGTAGGTCCGACTGCACTCGTATATGAGTTTGAACGCGTACTGTCTTCTAACCTGCGCTCCGGCACAGCAGAGAATGACATTAACGCAATCCGCTCTATGGGTGTGATTCCTGAAGCCGTGGTAAACAACTACCTCACCGATACTGACGCGTGGTTCATCCGAACCAACGGCGTACAAGCTGGCCTGAAGTGGTTTGATCGTAGTCCTGTTGAATTTACCCAGGATACAGACTTCGATACCGATAATGCGAAGGCGAAGGCGTACATGCGATTCGTTCCCATGTGGGGCGACTGGCGTTCTCTATGGGGGTCGTCTGGCGCCTAAGTCATTGATTTATAAAGGTTTCTTTGATTTGATGTAAATATGGATTCGGATATAATGGTTTCACCTTGCAAGGAGTTACTAGTATGTCTACTCACGAATGCCGATACTGCGAAAAGTCTTTTAACCGAGACGAGTCAAAGCGTAATTGGCGGCACATCAAGTTTTGTTCTGACAAATGCCGAAAGGCGTACGCGGCGCAAAAGAAAAGAGAAATCTATAAACCAAGGCTGATTGAGGACAAGGCGTGTTTGTTCTGTAAAAAGACTTACACGCCGAGTCCAACTCAGGGTGCAAAGCAGAAGTATTGCTCCCGAAAATGCTACTTAAGCCAGAAAAAATATGAGCGTGCGAAAGATTGGAAGTGCAACAAGACGATATTAACCTGTCCTTATTGCGATGCTGATTTTACGCCGCATAAGTACAGCCCTAATGTTCAGGTGTATTGCTCTATTCGGTGCCAAGTAAATAGTTCAAATAAACGCCATAATAAAAAATGGAAGCGCCCAGGCGCAGCGTTGTACGAGTTCAATAAAATAAAACCTCTAATCCTCGACAGGGACGAGAGATGCGTTGTTTGTGAATCAACAGATCGTTTACATGTCCATCATTGGGATAATTCTGGTCGCAGTGAGACGTGTAACAACACATTGGATAATTTGGCTACACTTTGCTCGCAGTGCCATAGTGATATTCACAAGGTAACACTGGCGAAGGTGGACGGAGAATGGTGCTTGGACGGCAGCATTTTTGAAAAATTAGGTCTTGCTGGGTCCGTCCAGATAATGGCAGCGAGAAATTAACGTACTAACCCTCCGGGGTTGCTCAGGAGAAAAAAATGAGTGGTACTAACTTTGGTTCGGGTATTGCTACCCGTAAACAATATAGCGGTTCGACTTCAGCAACGGATAAATCCTACCTGAATGCTCAAACCAAGTTCGTGCGTAAAACTGCGGTTATCCGTTGTGATGCGCAAACTGCCGAAACCCAAACCGGCTTTACCCTTCCTGCTAGTGCAATCGTGCATGACGTTTTTCTAAACGTTATCACTGTTGACGCTACAGAAACGGTAGACGTAGGTACGCAAGGCACGTCTAATGACCCTAACGGTTACTTGGCTGCGGCTTCGCTGGCTACGGCTGGTCTGGTATTTGGCTCACTGGCTGATGGTGCAGTGACACGTGGCGCACTACTGTATGAAACTACAGAGGCGGTTACGGCTGCGGCTCGCAAACCTGACACGACAGCAGGAGGTGATCCTATCTCTTATACCTGTTCTGCGGGTTCAGATACTGCGGTCTTCGATATTATTATCGACTACACCGAAGTAGTGACCGAGTAAATGAATGGGGGCTTCGGCCCCCTTTTTTTGAGGATTTAGCGTGGCTGTATCAGGTTCAAAAAACTTTGCTCTGACTAGAGCGCAAATTATAGAAAGCGCCTTACTTAAAATAGGCGAATACGACCAGGGTGAGTCTATCCCTGGTGATGAGATTACACAGGCTGCGCGTTCTTTGAATATGATGGTCAAAGCATGGGTAGGCCGAGGCATTGATTTGTTTTTGCGTAGGGAAGTAACATTATTCCTACAACCACAGTCAAAGACATATCTTTTAGGAAGTACCGCACATGCTACAACCTCATACGTTGAAACCACGTTATCGGCGGATGAGGCCCTTGGACAAACGGAATTATCAGTTACATCGGAAACTGGTATATCGGTATCGGACTTCATAGGGATTAAGTTAGACGACGATTCAATTCATTGGACTACTGTTGCGTCCCTCGCAACGCTTACTGTGGCCGATGCGCTGCCCTCTGCGGCTTCTTCTGGCAACAAGGTCTATGCGTACACCACCAAGGTAAATCGCCCTCAGAAACTCTTGTACGCGTTCAGGAGGGACACTTCTAACATAGACACCCAGGTTTCTATTGTTGGTGAGAATGAATACCAGAATTTAAGCAATAAACTTTCCGAAGGTGAGCCGATAATGGTTTGGTATCGCCCTACATTGGATGCAGGAACGCTTCATGTTTGGCCTGTAGACGGTGGCAAGAACACCGACAAGTTAATAATGATTGCTCAAGTCCTGCCGGATGATTTTGACGACCAAGCGGATAACCCTCAGTTCCCAATAGAGTGGGGTGAGGCGCTGGTTTATAATCTAGCCTCCCGTTTGTCGAGGGATTATGGTTTGCCCTTACAGGAGCGACTAGACTTAAAGCGCGAGGCTGAAATGATGCTGGATGAAGTTCTTGATTATGATGTTGAGAATGCGTCAGTAATATTCACGCTGGATCGTAGATGAAGTTACCTTTCCTTGGCGGCGCATATACAGGGCGTTCTACTAACGTATCCTCTCAGCAATGCGTAAATTACTTTTATGAGAAAGGCGTTGATGGCGAGGCGTTAGTTTCTACGCCTGGTTCAACCGTGTTCAACTCTACGTATACGGGTGAGGTAAGGGGTGGGATTGCTTATAACAACCTGGCGTATTTTGTTATCGGTAGCCGACTGGTAGAGATAAACTCTGTTGGTACAGCGACTTCACGTGGAACACTAAGTAGTTCTACGGGTAGAGTCTCAATGGCTCACAACGGAGTTAGAGCAGGTGCCAATCAGCAGATAATGATTGTTGATGGCTCTACGGGGTATATCTACGACAACACCACATCGACTCTAACTGAAATCGCTGATGCTGACATGGTATCGGCTGATACGGTTGTGTTTTTTGATGGTTACTTTGTTTTCAACCAGACCAATACAGACAGGTTTTGGAATACTGCTCAGTATGACGGTACATCTATAGATGGACTGGACTTTTATACAGCAGAAGGTGACCCAGACAAACTATTGGCTTTGGTTGCTGAACAACGACAATTGTTTGCTTTAGGCGAGATTACTACATCTGCCTGGTACAACTCAGGCGATGCAGACAACTTATTTCAAAGATTCCAGGGTGGTTACACGCAAACTGGCTGCGCGGCTGCTTTTACTGCTCAAAGATTCGATAATTCGATCATATGGTTATCGTCTAATGAGCGTGGTGACGCTCAAGTAGTTCGGTTGGGTGAAGGATTCCAGCCTATAGTGGTTTCAACGCCCGAGATTAACTACCAGTTCTCTACTTATTCTACGGTTTCTGATGCGTTTGCTTATGTCTATCAGGATGAAGGGCATGAGTTTTATGTACTGACATTTCCTACCGCAAAGAAAACTTGGGTTTACGATGCTTCTACGAAAGAGTGGCACGAACGCGGCCATAATATAGACGGTCAACTTTCCAGAGAAAGATACAACTGCCATGTGTTCGTCTTTGGGAAACATTTGATGGGTGATCTTTCCAATGGAAAGATTTATGAATTAGATTCCACTATCGGCACGATTGATGGTGAAAGAATCCCCCGAATCAGGGTGTCTCCAAATATCACAAACGATGAAAGACCTATCCGATTTACGTCTGTTCAGTTAGACATGCAGGAAGGCGTAGGTGATCCAAACGTTTCTGATACGTCTATTTGGCTGTCTTACTCAAAAGATGGTGGGCATACTTATTCAAGTGAAGTTGAGCGGTCTATTGGCGATACAGGCGAGTACGACCACAGGGTTATATGGCGGCGTTTAGGCCGAGGTAGAAATTGGGTGTTTAAGATTCGTACCTGGACACCACAGAAGCACGTTTTAAAAGGACTAATCGGAAGGCAGTACGGTGAGCCTTTATAACTTTCGGGAGAATCCCCGCTTACAGAGAATGCCCACTAATCAACAGGAGTGGGTTCATTGGATGAATGAAGCGGCCAAGCATATTGCTGATGCGCTTGAGTTGGCTACCGCACAGACAAATATTGCTACGGCTCAAACGGATATTATTTCTGCGGCCAGAACGTCTGCTTACGCAACTTCTATACCTAGTGGATATGCTTGGAACTCTGATCCTTCAGGGACGTTTCCCGCTGGCAATCCTACTTTTGACATAACCACAACATTCTACGATCAAGAAGGCACACAGGTCGCTCAGAGGGTGTTACGGGGCACTTTAACCAGTGCTAGTGGAACTATAGCCATAACAAATGTCTCGGCGTCAGCGTCAACTGGTTACGCCACAGCCTATGCTTTGACTAATGATGGTACAGCAAGTGTATTGGCGACCATGACTTTGACGTTACCCGATAGTTCAGAGATGGAGCATTCTGTAGCCTGGAACGCCATAGATTTATCTGTTGCTGGTGGCACCCCGGCTTCAGGTGGTGGCAAGTGAGAAAGCCGGTTATTGAAGACGTACCTTGGATATATGAGGCGTATAAAGATTGGCCGCCTACCCCACAAAAGGGTTATCCAACGTTTGAAAAGGTGGAAAATTGGGTCCGTAGGTGGATACATAGGGATGATGAGTTATGCCTTGTAGAACCTGGAATTGGGCTTATTTCATGGCGTCAGAATGCTTTTGTAGCGGTAGTAGACAACATTGTTGTTCATCCAGACCATAGGCAGAAAGGTCACGCCAACCAAATGATTGCCTATTTAACCGAATTATTATTCGAATCAGGGGTTTTAGTTGCAGAATTTGACACATTACCCGGTCCTATCCGAGATAAGTACGGGAAAAGAGGAAGAGTCACCGCGCTCGACGGAAGCGTTGTTAGCCGAGGCGGAAAAGCAAATTCAGAAGTATGAGTCAGAGCGTTCGATTAAGGCTTTGGCTAAATCCATGCTGGAACTTCCTGGTGTTGTTATTGGCGACTTTGAAGGTAATGAGGAATTTCCTGTATTCCATCACTTTGCCAACGGTGTTTACTGTAGAGAAACACATTTACCGGCTGGCTCTGTAGTAGTCGGTAAGAAACACAGATACGAAACAAATAATATTTTGGTCACTGGAAAGATTGGCACAATCAATCCAGGCGTACCGGATGAAGTTAGAGAAGCGCCTTCAGTATGGCAATCCCCTCCTGGGACTAAGCGAGCGGTTGCGACTATTGAAGATGCCATTTGGATTACTACACACCCTATACCTAAAGAATGGGGTATTGACGATTTGGATAAGATTGAAGAGTACATTTCAATCAAAGAGGATATTGCGATGTTGGAGAACTTAGAATGAGTATGCTTTGGGTTGGTGTCGGTTCTTCTGCCGTGGGTGCTGCAGCTAATATATACGGTGCTAATAAGGCAGCTAAAGCGGCAGAGAAAGGCGCTGAGCAGCAAATAGGGTTTGCGCGTGAAAGTAGAGATTTAATCCGTTCTGACACGGCACCCTATCGTGCTTCTGGTTACAACGCTTTGAATATGTTGAACCAACTTGTAGGTCTGCCTCCTGTAGCCCAACCAGACGCCTACAGTTCGTCTACAGGGCATCCTTTGTACGGTGATGGCAATACCCCGCTGACAGAAGCGGGGCTCAGACAGGCTTACCAGGACGTTCTTGGACGCGATGCAGATGCGGGTGGGTTACAACACTATCTTACTAGAAGTCCACGAAGGGGGGCCACAGATGGGTTGCCTATTATCGGTGGTGGGGCTGCTGCTGGTTTATTAGGTATTGGTGGAAAGAAAGGTAAGCGTGGAGCATTTACGTTCAATGAGTTTTTAGAAAAGACGCTTGGCAGTAAAGAATACAACGAGCGTGTGGCTTCTGGTGCTTTAAAGGCGTGGGAAGGTATACCTACACAAGGCACACAAACTGGTGCCGCTGCAACCCCACAGATGACGCCTGAACAGATAGTTAAGCAAGACCCTAGTTACCAATTCAGAATGGATGAGGGGCAGCGTGCTGTAGAGCGTGGTGCGGCAGCAAGGGGTGGCTCATTATCAGGTGGCGCTTTACGGGCGCAGACTCGATATGCACAAGACTACGCCTCTACTGAATACGGCAAGATTTATGATCGTTTATCCAACATTGCTGGATTAGGAACAGTGGGGACGTCGCAATCCAACCAAGGTGCCATGCAGTACGGACAAATTGCTTCTGGTGCTGCTGGCAACGCAGCATACACACGTGGTTCTGCGTATATCGCTGGTGGGAATGCCATTGCTAGTGGTCTGAATAGCGCGGCTCAATTGTACGGATACTATAATCGCAACCAACCGGGAGTAAGTTAATGCCAGCACTAGATATTGCAGCACAACAGCAACCGATAGACATTGCTGGAAGTTTCATGCGCGGAAAGGCCATGCGTATTGCTGAAGAGAACGAAGCGCGGAAGATGCAGATGCTCGAAAAGCAGTTTGAGACACAACAGAAACTTGATGAGTCTAAAATTGCTGAAGTTGCCCGCGCCGAGCGTGATGCGTTTATTATGGATGATGAAAACATTGGTATTCTCGACGCCATCATTGAGGGCAAAGAATCTGGTGCGGCCTGGAATGAAGCCAATACGCGCAAATACCCAAGTATGCGCGCAAAGTTAGACCAAGACGGTGACGGTGTTATAGATGAGATAACACCAGAAGAAGCAAAAGAGGCAAAGGCGATAATACTAGATGCTCGTAGCAAAATGCCTAAACCAAAACCTACGGTTTCTAAGCCTGGTGATATTTTTAGAGATCCTGTTACAAATGAAATCGTGGATCGAAACCCGGTAACCCCCAAAAAATCTGGAACTGTATCAAGGGATCAAAAAATAGAAAGTTTGGTGGCTCAAGGCGTTTCTCAATCAAGAGCAGCAAACTTAGTTGACGGACGAGAGAGAATTGAGGTTACTGAAACTGGTGCTGTAAGACATATAAATGATGTGACAGGTACGGTCACTGAAATACCTATTGGCGGGGAAGATGTGATTATTCCTGAGCCGGAGGTGGGGAAAACTTTGTGGGATTATGCCGAGGCTGGTACTGGCATTAGTTCTGCTGTTTCTGCCGGTCTTGCTGTTCCAAAATCAATGATGGGTCTTGATTATAACCAGGCCGCCGTAAAAGCGAGGCAGGCATTAAAAACCGAAACCGGAGCGTTAATACGAGCGTTGTCTATCAACCCCCGATTCCCTGTCGCAGAAATGGAGCGTGTTCGGGATGAAGTAAGTTTGGACCCCGCTATGCTGGATACCGCCGATTTGATGCGTGACCGCATGAGAGTTATTGATGAAAACTTAAGCAAGCGAGTCGAACAATACAAAAGGGATGCAGACGACCCTAAGTTGCCATCTGACTTGCGTGAAGCGCGATTGCAGGCCGCCTCTGATATTGAGAACTTCCTTGCTGTCCTGGGTGTTCCAGAAGGTGACGCTCCACAAGCGGCGATAAAGCATTTAATGAAAAATCCAGATCTGAAAGATGCCTTCATGGATAAATATGGCTACCTACCTAAAGGTGTTGAATGAATCCGTTTGACCAGTTTGACGAAACATCTAGTGGTAATCCGTTTGACCAGTTTGATGCGCCGGTTGAAAAAGAAACCTCAATACTTCAATCAGCCGCAAACGTAGCCAACGATATTAACTACGGCATTACTTCCAGCATCCCAGGCTTAAATTATTTTACTTCTAGGTATTTAGGCATAGGTAAGGAAATAAACAGGGGCGACGATGGAAACGCCACTATCACTCAGGGTGCAACCAGGATGATAGGTACTGCTGGTGCATTGGGCGCTGGTCTTTTGGGTGTCGGAATGAAAGCCTCAGTCCCGCTTATAGAAAAAAGCGGTGTTACTGAAAGTGTGAAAAGATTTTTAAGCGAAACCTCCCAAGCGTTTCTAAAAAACCCCAAGTCATATACGGCTATTGAAGTTGCTTCTGCTGGTGCTGCTGGTGCTGCTGGACAGGCGGTTGAAAATGAGGGTGGTTCGCCAACCCAAAGAGCGGCGGCAGAATTAGCGGCAGGTTTGGTTACGGGTGGTTTAACTGCGGTTGCGCCTAGCGCGAGACAACTAGCCGATTTAAGTTTGGTGGGTGCTGTTGTGCGAAGGTCTATAAAGGCAATCAAAGGCAAAGGTAAAACACCACTGGCAACAGATGAGGGTGGCCCAAGAGCCGCAAAACGGTTGCGTGAAGTGGTAGAAGATGTAGATAGTGTTATTACAACGCCAAAACCAGATGTTTTAGAAAACGCGCCTTTAACAGCGGCTGAAAAACTAGATGAACCGGAACTTCTTTCTTTGCAGCAAGCGATCATTAGAAGTACCGAAGACTTACAGTTTGCCAATAAAGGTCGGTATGACGAGATAAACGAAGTTATAAAGAACGAGGCTAATGTTGTTGGAGGTGACGCAGACCCTCAACAAATAAGAGTTTACTTGGCTAATTTGTTGGATGAACGTTTATCTATAGCGCAAACAAAACTTGAAGAAGTTTTGTTTGAAATGCCTGGTGCTTCAAGAGAAGTGGTAAACCGCACTGCTAAGAAGATAATTGACGATGCGTATAGTGACTCTTTGCTACAAGAGAAACAAAATTGGGATTTAGTGAATGACGATTTAACAACAGTTCCGACTAAAGCAATACAAACTTTACGTACAAGGATTGCCCAAATGGAAGGCAATCGAGTTGCTAACTTCCTTCAAGACCTACCGCCATCTATTAAAACTTTTTTAGGCAGGCCAACAAAAGACGGATTCAAAGATGGAGAGTTTGCAAAAGGTGCTAAGTTGGGGGAACTTCAAACGCTGCGTAGTGAGGTGCTGAGAGAGATCCGCGCAGAACGGGCAAAAGACGCACCTGACCGCGCAAAAATCAGTTTATTAGGTGATATTCAAGAATCTCTTTTGGGGGACATGGATTTGCCGGGTGGAGATCAACTTAGAGCGGCAATAAACTTTTCAAAAGACTTAAACCTTAAGTACAGACAAGGTGATGTAGGCCGAATACTTGGTTTCGAGCGCACTGGCGAAGGAACCGTACCCGAATTATTAACTTTAGAGTCAACACTTGGCTTGAAGGGTGCGAGTGGGGCTAGAGCGAAGGTTGCTGTTAATAGTCTCCTTGAGGCAACAAATAAGTCTCCTGAAATGAAGTCTGCTATGTCTGACTTTTTAATAGATGAATTTCTATCTAATTCAAAATTGGGGTCTGATTTTTCACCCACTTCCGCCGCAAGATATATGGTTAGTCGCAAAGAGGTGTTAAGCGAGTTTCCTGAATTGAGTGCGCAGATGGAAGCGGCTATAAACGCTGGAAACGCTAAAAAACTAGCAGAGCAATTAAAGAACCCCTCTCAATCTGTTGCTGCTTTAGTCATAGGCGGAGATGTTAATAGCACCCTAACGCGTATTATTAAAAACCCGCAACCAGGGAAAGCCATTAAAGAGATTGTTGCCTTAGCGAAACAAGATGCAACAGGGCAGGCAATGCCTTCACTGAAAAAGGCTTCAATGGATTGGCTTCTCACTCAGTCCGAATCTAACGGCATGGTGCTAGGTTCAAAAATGAAGTCTGCTTTAGATGATCGTGCGGTTAGTCTGGTTTTAAAAGAGGTGTTCTCAGAGCAAGAAATAATCAGAATAAAGCGAATAATGAACACTGCTGTTCGTAGTGAGGCAGGACAAAAGGCAGATCCGGCCCAAGCGGGGGTATTAAATGATATTGAAGGGCTTGCAACCGAACTAATAAGAAAAACATTAGCAGCCGGGGTGGGTAGAAATGTTGCTAGAGAGTTGGGGATGGGTGGAACCGTTCAAATACCAGCGAATTTTACAGAAGCAAGTAACAGGTTAAGAAGTGTTGGTATTGACCCTGCAAGAAGGTTGCTAATTGATGCC